CGCCGCGGCCTACCCCGGCCACGTTGCGGAGGACACCGGCCGCGTCCCCGCGCAGGAGACAAAACCCAACGGCAGCGCAGCGGCCGGGCGCTGCCCCGGCGCTGTCCCCGGAAGCGGACAGCAGAGAAAAAAGGAGACATGAGTATGGAAAACATCCACATGGACCTGCGCCTGTTTGACGCAAACACGCAGGTGACCACCCAGCAGAGCCTGACCGAGGAGATGAAGACGTTCTACTCGGACTACCTCATTGACGCGGCCGAGCCCGAGCTCGTGCACGACCAGTTCGCGCAGAAGCACCCCATCCCCGCAAACGGCGGCAAGACGATCCAGTTCCGCCGCTTCGCCCCGCTCGGCAAGGCGCTGACCGCCCTGACCGAGGGCGTGACCCCCGACGGTCAGAGCCTGAGCATGACCACCGTCGAGGCGGCCGTGCGCCAGTACGGCGGCTACATCCAGATGAGCGACCTGCTGCTGCTGACCGCCATCGACAACAACCTCACCATGGCCACGAAGCTGCTCGGCGCGCAGGCCGGCCGCACGCTCGACACGATCACCCGCGAGGTGCTCGTCGGCGGCGACAACGTGCAGTATGCCGATGAGTCCGTGTCCGCGCGCTACCTGCTGCAGGGCGGCAACGCCAGCGCCGCCGACAACAACTACCTGACCGTCGACTGCATCCGCCGCGCCGTGCGCGCGCTCAAAAACGCCAACTGCCGCCGCATCGACGGCGCGTTTCCGGTCATCATCCACCCCGACGTGGCCTATGACCTCATGAACGACCCGAAGTGGCTCGCCCCCCACCAGTACGTCGACACCGAGCACATGTACGAGGGCGAGATCGGCAAAATCGAGGGCTGCCGCTTCGTCGAGAGCACGGAGGCAAAGATCTTCCACGCGGCCGATCTTGCCGGCGACAGCCGCACCCTGCTCACGGCCGGCGCGGTGAGCGGCAAGACCACCTTCCCGTTCGACGGCGGCACGGTCCAGGCCGGCGCACTCGTCGGCCGCCAGGTGCTCATCGGCAATGCGTGCGTGACCGTCACGGCCAACACCGCAAGCTCCATGACCGTCGACGCCGCCGTCACGGCCGAGGACAACGCCATCATCTACCCCGGCGAGGCCGGCGCGCAGGGCCGCGACGTGTACGTCACGCTCGTGCTCGGCGCCGACGGCTACGGCACGACCGAGATCACCGGCGGCGGTCTGGAGCACATCGTCAAGCAGCTCGGCTCTGCCGGCACGGGCGACCCGCTCAACCAGCGCGCAAGCGTCGGCTGGAAGGCCACGAAGGTCGCCGTGCGTCTCGACGACAGCGCCATCCGCCGCATCGAGACCTGCAGCACCTACACCGAGTAAAGAAATCCACCCCATGCCTCCCGCCCGCGCGGCGGGAGGCGCACCTACAACAAGGAGGAAACAACTATGGCAACCAGAAAAAAGACCGACCGCGCCGCCGCTGAGGCCTGGCTGAGCGAACCCGTGACCGTGCGTCTGTTCCGCGACAACGGCAGCTACAAGGAGGACAAGGTCGTGACCGTCAACGGCGAGACCGTGCGCATCCCGCGCGGCGAGGACGTGATCATCCCGCGCCGCTTCGCGCTCGTGCTCGCCCAGGGTGAGGCGCAGGACGCGCGCACCGGCGCGCTCATCGAGCGCGAGACCGCCCGCTTTGCCGCCGAGAGCGGCGCGCTGGGGCTCTGACCATGGCGACGCTTCAGCAGGCGCTCACGCGCATCGACACGATCTGCCCCAACGCATGGGACGACGCGGCAAAGCTGCTGTGGCTCAACGAATGCGAGAGCATGATCCAGACGCGCATCCTCGGCACTGCTCCCGAGGCGTGCATCACCTATGACGCGGACACCGCGCGCAGCACCGTGCTGCTCGTGCCCGCGCCGTTCGACCGGCTGTACGTGTACTACGTCATCGCCATGTGCGACTACGCCGCGCACGAGACGGCGCACTACGCCGACAGCATGATGCTCTTTAACGCGGCGCTCGACGAGTACGCCAAGTGGTATCAGCGCACGAACGGTACCGCGGCCGCGACCCCCGGCGCGGCGGCGCAGATCGCCGCCAACAGCGCCGCCCGGCACACGCACGAAAACAAGGGCGTGCTCGACGGCATCACGGCCGCGCGGGCCGCCGCGTGGGACGCGAAGGTCTCCCCCGCCGCGCTCGGCCCGGCCGTGAACACGGCGCTGCAGGCGGCAAAGGACTCCGGCGCGTTTCGCGGGGAAAAGGGCGATCCGGGCACGCCGGGCAAAGACGGTGACCCCGGTAAGGACGGCGCGCCCGGTGCGCCGGGCGCGCAGGGCGAGAAAGGCGACAAGGGCGACCCAGGCGCAAAGGGCGACAAGGGCGAGCCCGGCACGCCGGGCGCTGCCGGTCAGAGCGCATACGCCGCCGCGCAGAGCGGCGGCTACACGGACACGCAGGCAAATTTCTACGCCGACCTTGCGGCCATGCAGGGGCTGGCGGCCGCGCTCGCGGCGATGTGAGGAGGCGACGGTATGAGCATTTCGACCGATCTGACAAGGCTGCAGAGCGCCAAGGCCGCCATGAAAACCGCCATGCAAAACAAGGGCGTAACCGTGCCCGACGGCGCAAAGCTCGATGCGTTCGCGGCGCTGATCGACAGCATCTCGGCCGGCGGCGGAAGTGGGAACATTGCATCCGGAACATTCACGCCGGCCGATGCATCAAGCGATGTTACAGTCGAGCATGGGCTTGGCGTTGCGCCATCCACCATTGTGGTTGTGCCGATGCCGACAGGCGCGGTTGATAAAACAAATCCACTTACTTTTTATATCGCAAACAAAGACGTTGGCACTATTAACCTAGTTGGGGATGGCAGCTCGGGGCACGCTTATACGGCTTTATCATATGTAGCGTATAGCGCGGACGACACTGCATATCATTGGGCGCTTGCTGCGAACGCCTATGGCGCTTTCCGTGTGCAGGCCGTTGATGCGCAAAAATTTGTTGTAAAACATGGGTTCGGCGTGCGTACTATTTTGTGGTTTGCCGAAGCGTGAGGTGTGCAAATATGAGATTTTACAAACAAACATCCAATCATTACATCATCGCCATCGGCACCGGCGCGGGCGGCACGGAGATCGCCGAAACCGAGTACAATGCGATCCTGGCGGTCATCCGAAACCGCCCGGCCGCCGACGGCAAGGGCTACCGGCTGAAAACCGACCTGACGTGGGAGGCATACGACCTGCCGCCCGAGCCCGCACCGAGCGATGCCGACGAGCTTTCAGATGCAGAAGCCTTGAACGTGATCCTGGGGGTGACGGCATGAAGCGCGGCGAAGCAAAGGCATATCGTGCAGCAATCGTCGCGGCGCGCGATGCGGTGACGGAGGACAACGCGCGGCTGGGCATCCGCGTGCTGTACCCCGACTGGGCGGCAGGCGCGCACGCGGTTGGTGAAGTTTACAATGCCGATGGGCAGACGTGGGCGTGCTTTGCCGCCTACGACAACGCGGCATACCCTGACGTCAAACCCGGCAATGCGGCGTGGCGCACGTTTAACCGGCCGCTGCACGGGACAAGCCCGGCGACCGCCCGGCCGTTTGTGCAGCCGACCGGCGCGCACGATATGTACCACGCGGGCGAGTACGCGATCTACAACGCGAAAATGTACCGCTGCACGGCCGACACGGCCTATGGCCCGGCGGACTACGCGGCGGCGTGGGAGGCGGAGAGCTGATGGGATTTGTTTCTTGCGATCCGTCAAATTACCGCGCCGGGCGCACGCAGCCGGTGCGGTACATCGTGATGCACTACACGGCAAACAACGGCGACACGGCAAAAAACAACTGCGACTACTACCACCGCGTGGGCGGCCTGCAGGCCAGCGCGCACTATTTTTGCGACGAACACGGCGTGATGCAGTCCGTGCGCGAGGGCGACACGGCGTGGCACTGCGGCGCGCGGGCGTACTGGCACCCCGAGTGCCGCAACGGCAACAGCATCGGCATCGAGATGTGCAGCCGCAAGCGCGCCGACGGCAGCTACTACATCCTGCCGGAGACCGTGGTCAACGCCGCGACGCTGGCGCGGGAGATCATGCAGCGCTATGGCATCGACACGGAGCACGTTGTTCGGCACTACGACGTAACGGGCAAGCGCTGCCCCATGCCGTGGGTGGATGACCCGGCGCAGTGGACGGCATTTCTGGCCATGCTGACGCCGGAACACCCGAACGAAGAGGAGGAAGAACCCATGACACGATACAACAAAATCGACGACATACCCGCGTGGGCGCGCAGCGATGCGCAGCGGCTCATCGACCGCGGCGCACTGCGGGGCAATGAACGCGGCGAGCTGGATCTCTCGCTGGACATGCTGCGCACGATGCTCGTGTGCCAGCGGATGGTCGATCAGGCAAAGGAGACATAAATGGACCGACTCACAACGATCAAAGCGGCCGCCTGCACGGCGGCCGCAGCGCTGACGGCCTTCTGGGGCTGGACGGGCTGGCTGGCGGCGGCATGGTTTCTGGCCATGCTGCTCGACTATGCCACCGGCAGCGCCGCCGCCCTGCGCGCCGGAACGTGGAGCAGCCGCGCCGCCCGCGAGGGCCTGTGGCACAAGGCGGGCAGCGTGGCGGGCGTGCTCGTGGCGGCACTGCTGGACTTTGCCCTGCGCGTGCTGCTCGGCAGCGTGCCGGGGCTGGGCATCGACTACGACGTGCTGCTGTGCCCGCTCGTGACGGCGTGGTATCTGCTGACGGAGCTGGGCAGCATCGCCGAAAACGCGGGCGCGCTCGGCGCGCCGATGCCGCAGTTTCTCATGCGGGCGATCGCCGCCCTGCGCGCCGGCATTTCCGACCGCGGCGGCGGAGACGGGGACGGAGGCGGCGCGGCATGACGGACTTTTCCCCGCTGAATTTCCCGCTGCCAGAGCGCACCGGCGCCGAGGGGCTCGACGCGCGCGTGACGGCGCTGGAGGAGACGATCGTCCGGCTGCTGGAAGCGCTGCAGTACACACTGACGAACCTCGGGCGCGAAAACTTCAACCCCGCCGCGCTCGAACGGCTGCGCGCCGAGCTGCGCAGCGGGCAGACCACGAACCAGTAAGGAGGCAGGCAATGCATCTACCCACATTTCCCCGCGCCATGCCCGTGACGCGGCGCGTACAGACCGACTTTCGCGGCTACGACCACCGGCCGGGCTGCCCGGAGGGCGGCATCTACGAGATGACGAACGGCTCGGCCGCCGACGCGCCGCTGTTTTCCACGCGGCCGGGCCGCACGCTGACCTATCCGACCGGTGGCGGCAGCGCGAACGGACTGTTCGCCGTCGACGGCGGACTGCTCTGGTGCACGGGCCAGACGCTGTATTTTAACGGCACGCCCGTCGACGGCTGCACGCTCGTCAACGGGCCGAAGGTGTTCGCCGAGCTCGGCGGCACGGTGCTCATCTGGCCGGACAAGGTCTGGTACCGGCCGGATATGGGCACGTTCGGCAGCGCCGAGCCGAGCTGGAGCGGCACGGTGGCGCTCCAGCGCTCGGACGACAGCAGCGGCGCGCGCGCCGATTCCGTCGCCGCGAGCGGCATCGACACGCCCTTTCGCGTGGGCGACGCCGTGACGTTCAGCGGCTTTTCCACGCCGGAGGACAACGGCACCTACATCATCCGCGCCATCGCGGGCGCAGTGCTCGTGTTCGACCCCGACACGTTCTCTGCCGTCGGAGCGGTCGAGCACATCACGGTCACGCGGCGCATGCCCCTGGCGCTGCACGCATGCACATACGCCAACCGCATCTGGGCCTGCGCGCAGGACACCGTCTGGTGCACGAAGCTCGGCGACCCGCTGAGCTGGTACTGGTACGAGGCGGACGACAACGGCACGGTCGCCACGGCGGCATGGAGCGTGGACGTCGGCACGCCGGGCAACTTTTCCGGCTGCGCGGCGACGGGCAGCGGCGTGGTGTTTCTCAAGCCGGACGGGCTCTGGCGGCTCTACGGCACGAAACCGGACAACTTCCAGCTCATCGCCTCGGCGGCGCTCGGCACGGAGAAAAACTCCGGCCGCTCGCTCGTGACGGCGGCGGAGACGCTCTACTACCTCTCCCCCGCCGGGCCGGCGCGCACCTCCGGCGGACGGCCGGTGCGCATCGGCGACGCGCTCGGGCGCACGCTCACGGCCGGCGCGGCGGGCACGGACGGCACGCGCTGGTATCTCTCGGCGCACGATCCGCAAAACGCATGGCACCTGTTCGTATACGACACGCGCAGCGGCCTGTGGAGCCGCGAGGACGCATTTCACGCATCCGGGTTCGCCCGGCACGACGGCGCGCTCTACGCGCAGGATCCGAGCGGCGTCTGGCGCTTCGGCACGGGCAGCACGGCGCAGCTGGAGAGCATGCTGGAGACGGGCGATTTCGTCAGCGGCAGCCCGGACTGCAAGCGCCTGCTGCGCGTGCAGCTTCGGCTGGAAGCGGACGCGGGCGCAAGTGTCACGGCGGCGGTGCAGTATGACTCCGACGGCGTGTGGCACACGCTGGCGACCGTGGCGGCAGGCGCGAAGCGCTCCGTCACGCTGCCGGTGCTGCCGCGCCGGTGCGACCACTTTCGCCTGCGGCTGACGGGCACGGGGGCGTGGCGGCTGCTGTCGCTCGCGCGCACGGAGACCGCTGCCGGACCGCAGCACTGAAGAAAGGAGACCTTATGGCCACAAAATACAAATACGACAAGGACACCGACTACGCCGCGCTCATGGGGCGGGCGGCGCAGCGCGGCGACAACGCGGCCGCCGCGATCTATGAGCAGCAGCGCAACGCGAAGATCCGCGGCGAGGGCATGACCGATGTGACGCAGTCGAACGACTACGTGCAGTATCTGCCGCTCGAGGACGTGCCGGACTACGACGACACGCACCGCCGTGAGGCGGAAACGCTGCTGACCGAGCGCGACACGACCGCACAGCGCAGCCGCATCGACCAGATGCTCGACGCGCTGCTCGGCGAGGAATTCGACTACGACCCGGCATCGGACAAGCTCTACGCCGCCTACCGGCAGCAGTATGAGCGGCAGGCGGATCTCGCATCGGCCAACGCCCTCGGCGCGGCGGCCGCGCTGACGGGCGGACGGGCCTCGACGGCG